CGTTTATATAGCCGCCAGGAAGTTCAACAGTTGTATCTGAAGGAGATACGATTTCAGGCGTTCTTTCTTTTGGCGTTTCAGTCAACGCCTTGTTTAACATTTGATTTGCTAATGCGGGATTAACCGCTGCACTAATGGTGTTCGTCATTGTTATCCTTTGTTAGATTAGGCTGTAAACGCTGCTGCGCTTGCTGCTAGAGATGGTGCCCAGTTGATGTTAAAGCCCTCGTGGACTAAAGTCATCTGTTCAACAAGTAAAGCATTATCGCCAGCATTTAAGTCTGAGTATGCTACAGCGGTTGGCCAGCAGTTATAGACCTCGATACGCATTGCTACGTGATCAGTTGTTGCTGGACTGTTTTGAGCAGTTTCACCTGCTGATGGAATTGGGTGAGACAGTACTTGAATCTCTAAGTTACAACGGAAGTTTTGCTCTTTACCACGAGTGCTTCCTCCGCCTTGAACTGTAGCGAACAAGTTTCGCATCCATTCATAGTTTTGATTAGTTCCAAGAATTACACCACGTTGTAATGTAATAGGAGCAAAGGTTGTTTGCCCTGGAATCTGGTGAACGGTGGTGTTGTATCCACCTTCACGGTAAGGAATGGAGTCGGTTGTTACCGCCATTCCAGAGATTGAAGTGAACCCAAAGGTAGTTGCTGCAGCCAAATTTGTAGTTGCAGTACTTGCTGTTGGAATCGGTTTAAACGTAACTAAAAATCTAAAGTTACGTAATGGATCAGTTATTAAACTTGATCTATTATTAATGATTGTAGGCATTTATTTATTATCTCCTTCGGGTTAGTTCAGCGTCTTTTGGCTGAGATCGATGACGATGAACTCTGCTGGGTATTGAAGAGCAACACCAACTTGAATGTGAACTTCGCCATTTGCAATATCTGCATCTGAGTTGTTCTCTGCATCGCACTTTACAAAGTATGCCTGTGCTTGAGTTGCTCCACGAAGGCCACCTTGGTTGCGGTACTCACTTAAGAAGGAACCGATATTAGTATTAATACGGGCCCACAATCTTTCGTCATTGTTTTCAAATAGTGCAAACTCTGTTAAGTTCTTTAGATTCTTGCGAATGTAAATTAAAGAACGACGCATGTTTACATATTTGTTTGCAGTTCCATCTTGCTTTAATGTACGAGCACCCATTACAGAAAGTCCAGCACCAGGAATTTGGCGAATTGGATTTACTGGGGATGTGCTTGCATTCATTGTGTCTAACTCTGTAGATGTGAAAGTCTTTTCTACAGATACAATTCCTAATACTGGAGTTGAAATTCCAGCAGGTGCCTTGAATACACCTCGGCTTGCATCGGTTGATAGATAAAGACCTACTACTGCACCTGTAGGTTCAATCTTACGAAGTGCTCCAGAACTACGTCCTAGTGGATCTGAAATAAAGATGTTTGGATAGTAGACAGCAGCATTGCTTGTATCAGTAAGAGATCCAGCAAAAGAAACAGCATTTGCTACTGTTAAATCTGGGTCAGTTCCAATTACAACAAAGCCATTGTTATCTTCTGCCCAAGATGTTGCAGCATCAAATACTGCTACAGTTCCAGATGCTAATGCATTTGCAACAGGTAGGAATAGCACTAATGGGCGATCAAGAGATGTAAATCTCTCAAACACTGAAGAGGCACCCTTGTAGGCGGTGTAATCAGTTGAAGCAGTAGCGGTTCCATTCGAACCACTTGTTAGTGGGTAGGTTGCTAAAGTAATAGAAGCACCTGCATATCCACTAGCAACAAGTACTGAAATATTTGGTGAAACAATGTTGATTACAGTTGGTGCATAATCACTTGATGCAGAATCATCAAAGACAATATTTTCATATCTTTCTAATAAAATATCATCGTTAATATCATTAGCAATGCCTGACTCTTTATATAGAGTTAAGGTGTAAGTGCTTGCTACAGAACCTGCAGTTAATACAACACGTAGGTTATTTCCATCTGTGCCAGCATTCTTAGAAGTAACAGTTGCAGCAGTTGCTCCGCCGCCATCTGTTAGGTTTCTAGATGCTGCAACAGCGTTAGCAGCAAGTAGACGTTGAACATATAGTTCACGTCCACCATTAGCAAAGAATGAGCCAACTTGGAAGGTGGCTGGATAGGAAGCGTTGTAGCCTCCAAAGTACTTAGTAAATTCATACCAAGAGTTAACAAGCGTTACTGTTTCTGGGCCTTGTGCAAAAGGTGCAACAACTGCGCCAGCAGCATTTGCAGTAACTCCACTTGGAAGTACTGGTGGTAATAGGCGTTCACTGATGTAAACACCTGGGCGGCTATAAGCCATTTTTTCTCCTAACTAGTTTGGGGGAGGGACCTTATGGTGCCGATTGAGTGTACGAATCGATGGTAGTGAACTGAGAGCGATCTATGATCTGACTTCCAGTTGTACCTGTGACGTTAACTTGCAACACTTTGTACATCTGTTTATATGTTTCAGCCGCAATCTCACTTGAGACACGGACTGTTATTGCATTTACGAATAATCTTCGTCCTTGCTCTGTAATGTCTCTCTTAGAGATATCCAGAACATCTAGGCGGCGAGTAGTGCCGAACACAGTGTTTGGTCCTGTATCTAGGACAGCAAACCTCAAGGGAAGTTTTGAGTAAAGTAATTGCGACAAAATTTGTCGGTCATGACGTGGTTGACGAGAGTAAGAAGTAACTTGATAATCAATATTTACAGGGATTGGATAGTTAATTTCCCAGTCATGTTCATCAGTATCCCAAGCAGTGTTGGTTCCAATAACAGATGGATTAGTTAAGTACGCTGGCTTTACCTTACCTCTCATGGCACGAGAAAAATCTTCGGCAATATCAATCATATCAATAGTAATATATGGATAAGACTGTGCTCTAATTTCTTGATCAGGTTGTCCAAACCAGACTCCTACCTTTCGGGTAGTTCCTGGAGTAGCAGTTCCACCTGATGCAACGCTAGCAATGTTGGCATTGGTCTTTGCATATTTAAAAGTAGTCTCACTTGGTATTAAAGTAATGTTGTAAGTGCCATTAAACGGAGTAGATGCTCCAGCAATAGTTACAGTATCGCCCACCTCAAACTCATGTGATGTTGATGTTGTAATTGTAACTACGTTAGACAGCAATGCCTTGTTAGTAATTGTTTTAACGGTAGCAGAGGAAGCCTTCTGATCTGTTACTGTCATCTCCTTTAAGAGATTACGAAGTGCTTCATCTTCATCTAATAAGAATGTCATAGGTAGCCATCCATGTGGCGCATAGTACGAGCCATCAAGAACTTCTCAGCCTCATGCTGACGGTTATTAAAGCGGCGCATTGCAGCAGTTGGCTGTGTTTCAGGAGTTCCATACTCAAGATCTAAAATCTCTGCCTTGTGATCTGGGTTGCCATGAATAGTAAAGGCGCCATCAGAGTGACGAACATGCAGATTCCGCACAATTTTATCTGGCCAGCCAGATGCTCTAGCCTCTGATCGTAGATGAGCACCCATGTAGCGAGTGGTTTCCATACTGGCTTTGTTTAAAGATTCTCTGGCTTTTTTAAAGTATGTCACTTCTTTTTCTTCGCTTTCGCTTTTGCGCCAACGTAGACAGCCCCTGCAAGATAGGCTGCGGTTGTACCTGCAATTAGCGATGCGATAGCGGGACGTTTTTCTTGAGGGCGGAATCCAAACACACCCCGAATAAACTCTTCACGTTCTTGCTGATTGTTCATCTCAGCAACTTGTTCGTACCAAGGCTTGTAAGCCATAATAAATAACCCCTTTATCGCAACCAGTGGGAACTGTAGTCAGGCACCGCAGCGGTGTTCTGATAAAGCAAGGATATAAGAAAGGCCCTCAAGTTGAGGGCCTAACTTTTACTTCTTTTTCTTTTCTCGCTTGTCTTCAGCCTTCTCGCCTTTCTTACCTTCTTTGGCTTCGTGCTTCTTAGACATAGCCTTAATCTTTTTTATATTAGCAACATCCATCTTGCGGTCATCCTCTTGGGACTTAGGCTTGCGATGTTTCTTGTCCATCTTTTCAAACTTGGCCTTCTCTTCTTTATCCAATCCCTTTGTGGTCTTGGCATCCTGTTTCTTGTCAGAGGCCTTTGTGTACTTCATTAAACTACTTTTTTCTTCTTCTTTTTAAGCGCCTTAAAATCTGCGCCAGTAATTTTCTCTACAGGCTTTGCTGCTCCTGCAATCTTCTTCTGCTTAGGGGTTAGTGACTTCTTCATTTTTTGTCCTTCTTCTTAGAGTCTTTTTTCTTTGTCTTAGCATACTTCTTATTAGCAGCAGAAAGAGTCTTCATGCCATGCTTGTTCTTAGGCATCCCACAGCCACAGGTAGCACACATTACTTCTTGTCCTTCTTCTTAGCCATCTTGATGTCTTTCTTTTTAATCTTACCTTTATTTGGACCCTTGCCGTACTTTGGGTGAGACTTGTCTCTGATACCGCATCCGCATGTGGAACACATGGTTATTTACCTTTCTTCTTGTTGGCTTTAGCCTTCTTTGCCACTGCGGCATTATCGACTAAATTTGGATAAGGACGTCCTGCTGCTTTGGCTCTAGCCTTAGCCGCAGACTTTTGAGATGATGTTAATTTCTTATCCTTGTCTGAAGGATCTTTGGTATTCCAAAATGCCTTTGCCATTATTTACCTTGACTTCTATGAGGGTTGTTTTTGTGCCAACTCTTTACCGCCTTGACACCCTGCTTTACACTCTTTGATCCGCCCATCTTTGTGAGGTTAATCTTATCCCACTTGCCTTGGTTGGTATTGGTGTGTTCTACAACAACATCACCCTTCTTATTCTTAGAAACTTTGTGGGTTACCTTGGCTTTCTTTCCAGGAACTCCAATGCCCAGTGTTACTGGTTTCTCTGGCTTCTTCTTATCTGCCATCATGCCACCGACTTCTTATGCTTGTATCGGATTGGGGCTTTAGGTTTTCTCACTATGCCACCCTTCTTTCGCTTTAATCCAGCGCCACCAGATTCGTACTTACTCTCAGTGACATTTGTTTGAATATTCTTTTGAGGCTGCTTACCAGCCCGTGCTCCGATGTTCCTGCGCCGTCTTGCCATTACTTACTCTTTTTTTTCTTTGACATTCCCGCTTCGCTCATTGCAATCGCAACCGCCTGCTTCTTTGATTTAACAACTGGGCCCTTACCAGGACCCTTCTTACCGCTATGAAGTTTACCTTCTTTGTACTCCTTCATAACCTTTTCAACTTTACCTTTTGCTTTTTTAGTTGCCATCATCTTCCTCTTCTACTTGGTCACTTAATTCTACTCTATCAAATTCAAAGAGGGATGGGTCTAATAACTCCTCAAAATTTCCCACAATTAATTTGTGTAGGTTTGGAACTGGGAATCGTTGACTAACTCCTCCTGGCTTACTAAGTTACAATCGATAGTTACTACTGAGTAACGTTCGGCGTATCTTCCACGAGGTAAGACTCTGGTAGGAACAAATACTTCATCCTGAAATACAACACGATCCTTGATGTGTTGATTTGGATCCGTAATCATTGCAGGAAGTAATCTATTTATATCTGCTACAGACACAACAAGACGGAGGGTATCTACTACATAGAATCCTCGTTCATTCATTATGTTTGTACCACGCATTAATTGCGCCAAAATTACGGGCAGATCAAAAGGCTCATTCCATCTACGACCCTTAGCAGGATCTTGATTCGATACATCGTAGATTGGATCTACGTAGTTTCCATAATCTGCAGCAAGGGCTGCATCATCCCAAGTCCACCAATTAACAATGGTTCCAACAGGATCACGAAGTTCATCAATCATGCCCTCATCCATAGAGAGGGTTTCAAACCCTATCTTAAATCGTCCTTGGACTTTTGAACCACGCATTGGCTAAGTATGACTTATTTATATTCTTTGACTTGCCTAAATTGAGATTTATAAGCATCAAAAAATTTAGATAGTAGAGTTGTTCGGACATCTGCACTTTCTTTTCTTTCTTTATCTTTTCCAAGAATCATTTTCCATTTATCCCGTTTAAAAGGAAATACTTGAACAAGGGGTGTGCCAGCAGGAATCATCCCTTCAAAAGAAGGATCTTTTAAAACAAAAGGAAAATTTACTGGAGCAATAAATTTGTCTGTATCTACCACACCTTCAAAAATACTAAACGGAAGGTCCCGTTCTTTTGGGTTTAAAAAGAAACAAGAGTATCCTTTAGGAGTTTTAATTGCCCAAGGATTTATAAATTTTGGAACTAACATATTTGGATTTTTAAAATGAGTTTTAAGTTGTTCTGGACTATGAAATTGTATTGGATCTATTTGCACATACTGAAAATTATTAGATGGCCATGAAAAAAATGGAAGTTTTTCTATGTTGTCATGATGCAGTTGTTCTTTTTGACTTACATATATGTCAACAAAAGAGTATATGATGTAACCACTAGTAATAGCATCAAACATTGGCATGCATCTTTTTGCAGTTCCATTTTGACCAGTTTGAGAACCTATTGAGGGTGTTCTAGGGGCACCTATATACGACTCTAATTCAACATACCAAGATGGTAGATTTGTTAAAGCAGGGGTTGGTTTAAAGTCTTGATTTACCCCAATAGTATCGGTAAAAATAATTTCCATAGTATTACAGTACCATTAGGGTATTGATTTACCAATTTTTAACTATTTTTAAAATTCAGATTCTGGAGAAATTTCGTTATTTTCATTTGATGGAACATCAACTTTAACCCAAGTTACATTTTCTTCATCCCAAAAATAAAAGTTTTTATCTGTTGGATAAGGTATAGGAGGAATCCATCTACCTATTTCATTTAATATCCAAGAAGGAAACTCAGTTGGTTTTACATCAATATATATAGTCCCATTCCACGCAGCCCCTATATCTAGGGGGCGTCTTTCGTCAGTAACAGGTAATAAATTATCAAAATTGTGCAAAGTTTTAAACTCTTGTATTAGATCGTTTGATGGAGAATCAAATAACAGCAAATCTACAACAACACCGTCAACGATGCCTGCATAAGTTATTTCCATTATTAAATCCTGTCTACTTTAAACTTTATTTGGTATAAATAAGAAGTTGTCCTGGTCCACCATTGGATGGGCCATGACCGTAT